TGTATTTCGAAAACCTACAAACCATATGTAGCCCTTGACCCCCTCCGTTGATTTCTTTGTCGATTCCAAAATCCTGTCTCCGGTTTAATGTTGACTTGTTTAAATGATCTGCCGCCATGAAGAATGTTTTTGCCCTCTCCTGCGCCAATTGCCATGTACTGAAGGGCATCATGAGGGTGTGAATATTTATTTTTATTGGGTTTATCCTCGTATCTGGCATCACCTGAGACAGATAAACGGCGATACTGGTAGCCAGAACGGAAGCCTTGGCGCAATGTCTTGCAACTCGGGTCTAATAACAGCCCCGGCTGTCCATCAACCATACGGTTGAGCATCCCCTCGATGGCTTCTATCCGTACAACAGGATCATTGGTGTTGGTGGGCAGGGCCACGATGCCGTTAGATCGTAGGATTTGAAAGGGTGTGGTTTCGTCCGTTTGGGCGCGCTGATCCCCAGCAGGATCACCGTAGAAATTAAAGCGATCAGGCCCAAAACCCGGAAAATGTCTTTTAATTTCATATTTTAAAGTCTCCGCAAAGCGAACCGTGCCCATATCAGTGGTCACAAGTTCTCGTAAGATATTCCATCTGCCATCAGGTCTGCGCTGACCAAAGATTGCAGAGGGTGTTAGACCAAAATCAATGCCCACATAGATGTCTAGGCTTTCAATTGGGATCAAACTCTCTGGGGCAACATGAACATCGTCATTAAATGTAGGATAAACCCGCCTTCCTTCATCAATTGAACCCAATCGGTTCATGACATAGACATCAATCCAGCTTTTCGTCTTACCTTTAATGATATTGTTGTAGTAATCAGGGGTTAAATTGTCCGTATTCTCTGATTCAGGGTTCATTTCATAGCCTAGAATGGTCTTTCCTGTGCTATCAAACTTCTCAACCATGCCAGATGGCTGGGTAAAGAAGGTCCAGTTGCTTGGTTTCTGCAACATCGCTGCTTCTTCCCTTGGAATATAGTCTGGAATAGGGCTTTCTCCCGCCATAATGGGCCACCAGTGGTCATCGGTTGGCGCATTGGTATCAGCGATTACCCCATACCAAGTCGGCCCCCCATCCTTCATAGAAGGGTACCTGCCGCACCTCATTGTGCACCCATCAACCACAGATTTACTGATTTCTCTGGCCTCATTGATCCACACCCCTGTCAGATCAAGAGATAACAGCTTGTCTACATCGTCAGGACGATCCAATGCCAGGAAAATTACCTCACATTCTATCGCACCAAGCTTGATATTGTGGGTAAAAGGTACAGACCAGTTGAATTTACCAAAGATATGTTCAGGAAACCACTCAAGCCAAGTCTTTACCGTAGTTGTCTTCAGCTGAGGATTGGTATTACGGATTATCGCGAAGCGTGTTCGCTTGACTCCATCTTGTCCTGCAACTTGTTCAGACGCTCTACGAAATATCTCGACACAGCAAGCAGAGGAGGTACCACTTCCCACAGGACCACGTATACCGCGGAAGTAACTTTCATCTTTAAGAAATGTTTTAAGGACTTCACCTGCTGGCGTATAATTAAATTCATAACTCACTCCACAAGACCTCTATCTACTGCCTGTTTTACAGTTTTCTCGCGTACTTTAGGCCCAATGGATTCAATCCACCTATCAAGCTCCCAATCAGATACCTCATGACGCTTGGTACGGACCTTAAACATCTGACGAAGCACCTTGCGGAGCCTCATCAAATCCTCATGCCGGAGTTCTGAGCAAAAGCTCATTACTTTTTCTTTTTAGGTTTGGCTTTGGGTTTCTCTGCCTTCTCAGCAAGAGACTTGTCTAATATTTTATTCGCCTTACCACGACCATCAGACAAAGAACGATGAGCATCGTCTACAGTAGACTCAAACTCATTAACCAACTCCTCTAACTTATTCCCCTGAGCGGAACCATCAATAGAACGGTGAAGGCGTTTACTCAACTTTATCATTCGCTTCTTTAAAGAACCAATATGCATATGATCTAACTCCAAGCATTTAAAAAATAATTCAAACATCGAAGGAGTATTAATTACAAAGAAGAGGAACTTAGTACACGCACAGGATGAAAGTGCTTTTTTTTAAGAAAATTGAGTGAGTAGGACATATACTCGCAATGGCAGGTAGTTTTTAACCCCCCCTACCTCTACTCGAGGTTGATACGTATACTAACGTCACCTTGTACCTGATGTATAGAGCGATCGGGTGGCTTGAACCCTGTACGATCGAGAATGGAATCACTCGCTTGTAACTGTACGTACTCAGACTTACCCTGTCTCGCTAACTTAATGAGTGTGTTACTGGCTATTGCACTGGCTCTGGTAAGACGTTCACCTACCTTCTGCTGTAATACCTCTTGAACATATGGATCATTCATGGCCTGTACTACAGAAGACCTGTTACAATTCAATGCTCTAGCTGTTGCCGAGTGCCCATCACCTGTTGCGACAACGTGCTCTATCATCTGTAACCTCAACGGTGATAATTGTTTCTTTCTTATTTCTTTTTGCTGTAACTTATTGAGATATGGTTCGGGCATATGCGTCACTCCTATTCAGGATCGTCATTCCCCCTCCGGGGGATATATAAGGGGGAATTACATAAACCTGTCAAGTCCAATTCGGTTGTTGAATAATGAAGCTTTGTTGCAACTGGTTTGGTTTGCTGTCGAGATGTACGCCTTAGTCTGTCTCGCTTCGAAGTGCTCGTCAGAAGGCGAACTCGAACAGCATATCCGTGGGCGGTGTAAACGTATACGTTTACCCCTAAGACCACGAACCATCTTCGGCTCGACAATACATATTAAGATTTTCGAATTGTCGAACTATCGATGGGCGTAGCGGTAAAATGATACGCCCTTCATTCGTCAAGATGACTCATGAACACATCCGTGACCGAGCTTCTTTGATGCCAAGCTTCTCTTCATAAGCTGTCGCCATCTCCTCGAAGTGCTCGTCGATGGCGTAGTACGCTCGAATTGAATCATCCTTCGGATGATAATATCTCTCTCTGATAGGTGTACTTGCGCCCCTCTTGGCTGTTGCTAATACCGGGTTGGCGCAGAACATATCAAGCATCTACTAGTAAATGATGCGATAAATTATCCGTATATTAGAAGGCTGATACGATGTCGCCATCCTCGATGGCGTATCTGCGGGTGGCTCTGTAGAAATCAAGATCGCCACGTAGACAGGCGCATAAGTATGCGCTGTCATTTATGGGCGTGATTTCTATGGAGATATCCAATTTGTATCACGGATAATTCACCGCCCCGCGAAGAGGCGGTTCCAAGAGGAATCATTGACAAGTATCGCTATCGATATGGCCACGTACCCCTATCATCGTGAGAACACGGTGTGTCTTAACAACTTAAATCAACTTAGGAGTACACACTATGCATACATATAACTTTTACGAAGACATGACCGCTATCCGCATCAGTATTAAACAACTGAATGAGGAGCTTGCTAACCTAAAAGACCTCTGGGATCGCAACCTAATCTCATGGGATGACGAATGTCGGATGGATCAAGTACGCATATCAATAGACGAACTTGAACTAGAACTCTGCAAACTATACGAACAGCAGGGAATAAACCGACGCTTCGAATACGCATCTGTATACGCTACTTGAATATAGATGAGTATATGGGGGAGATTCAATAGTGAGAAACTCCCCCGAGAACCCGCTGCTTTATCAAGGTAAACCATCGGCGTAAACAACTGATTGCGGAGCCTCCGCCGCCCAAGTCCACGCTCTCGCGTGGGGGCTTGCGTCCCAATCAGATGTTGACACCGAGAACCACGCATAGCCGTGCATACGCACGGCCCATGCTTTGCGTGGCTGTTTCACCTTGCAAGAGCGGAACCTCTCAGCGGGAGTTCCTCACAAGGAATATCCCGGGGAGATTATTTAAAATTGAAACTTAACTTGGAGAATATAATGAAAAAAGCAATTGTAAAACCAACATCAAATACAAATCATAACGACACCATCCAAACTGAGGCTGAAATCTACCTTGATTTCGCACCATTGCTTCAGGCAACTAGCGTTGGCGAAGATGATAACGGCCAAGCCAATCCCTATAGATTCACTGGCTACTCTGTAGCACACGGCTATATCATGCGCGGTGTCTACGCCGCACGCCGTAAAGCCAAGGATTATTATGACTCTATCGTTGAGCAAATTAATCAACGAGCCGACAAACTAGGCGGCGACGTTGAAGCGATAGCATCGGATGATCTAACAGCTAACCTTAACATCAGGATGAACCAAGCGCACATCCAATGGGCTTGCTTGCACACTATGTGCTCCGATATCCAAGCTAAATATAAGGCAGTCACCAACGAGGATTGCCAGACATATGAAGCTTGGCTTAAACAGTCCATTGATTGGGCAGACGGCAAGCTCGTCAAGAAAGTAGTTGATAATTCCAAGACAGCGAAAGCCGTCGAAGAGTTAGTTGTTGACCTACCGAAAGTAGCTTAACACCAACGGGATACAGCCAGGCCCAAGCGGGCTTGGCTTCCTCCCTTTCATTTTTTTTATACAAGAATTGTCGGCTATCGCCGTCATTAACGAGACGGAAACAGAATTAATGTCGGCTGTCGCCGCCTTCCCAATAGGAACTTTAAATTATGTTACTCATATCCTTATTCTTTTTATTATTCATCGCCATCTTCATCGCGATATGGGCTCCCTTTATCATCCATACAATAAAGAATGACGGCGACCTCCTTCACTAGTTTCAGGTGCGAACATCACAACTCACAGGTGCATCATGTCCGTTGATAATCTCAATCGTGTAGCTACGCTACTCAATGTAACTCCCGATGAACTCAATTCACTAGAGAATAGTCCCCTTCCTAACACTGGACTTACTCTTAATTTAAACCAGAAGATAATAGGAGTCACCCCTTATGAACAAGTTCTTCCCAGATCGTCCAACTATTCAACTCGACTTCATCAACCAGTATGCCTTAAAGAACTACGAGAAAGGCTGGGATGGTTGGATCGAGTGTCTTGATCCTGAAGAAAAGTATAGGATCATTGGTATTAACACCACACCCCGTGCATTTGTTCTGGCCCAAGCTTGGACTGCTGGCTGGACTGAAGCTGAAGCTAATCGCGCTGAAGCTTGCGGCCTATATGATACAGGTGAAGATAAAGATGTCGAAAGATATGAACAACTCCAAGAAAACTGGCGACTTCAAT